TTTAACTACTGCATCTAAATAATCTTTCATTGGAGGATATGCATTTTCACGATACATGGCATATCGATTTGGATCATATTCTGGTATCTTGTATTCAACTTCTACAAACTCCGTAATTTCACCAAATTCACCTGCAACACAGCGGTTGTAGATTTCTTTGCCATATTCTTCTGTGTCATTAGGTGATGCAGAGAAAGGTACTTCACCTATAGTTGCAAAATCGACAGTACATTCTATTGATGTTTTATCCTTAGAAGTCCATTTAGGATTCTTTACACTTGTATATTCCATCTTCATTTTTAATATTCCTTATCTTAACTACTTCATGCTACTCTTTGACATAAAACAGGACGCACAAATGTGTACCAAAGTCCATTATAAAAGTGTGTGTCAGTCAGATCAATATTTTCTAATACCCGCCATGTTCCTGTTTGTTGGTAGCAATTTGGATGAATATCCATTGGATTTTGAAATCCATAAGGATGAACCGTAATCAGTTCGACATAATTAGCGTACAAAGTACCTACGCCGCCATGAAAGGTGGTTTCAAAGTATCTGTTGGTTCGTGAACCTCTTCCAAAGTTGGCGGTAACTTCAGCACCATACATAAGGTAGTTTGGGTCGTACATAAAATAAAAATAATCTCCAGGAAAGCCGTTGCTGCTGGCGGTCCACCCAGAGACTTGTTGGCCATATATGTCACCGTTGAATAATCGCGGAAATAAATTTACAATTGTTCCGACTTTTGCAATCGTATATGGATAATCTCCAAAAATATTTGTAACAACTGCAGCTGCACCCACACTAGCAGAAGTAACATAACCCGAATCATTATTAAATGAACTTACATTTGTTGGTCTACCACTAACGCCTGTCCATGGAACAGAACCAGCAGAACCAGCAGAACCGGCACTAGATGCATATCTAACACCTAAATCCGATGGTTCAACATATCCACTTCCTGAGTATGCACCATTGTTATAAACATATCTAGCATATGTTGAATATGTTGAATTAGTGGAGTTTGTAGCAGATCCAGCAGAATCAGCATAATCGGCTCTGTCTACACGAACACCATATGTTTGACCATTTGGTGCATAACGCATAACAACACGACCCCATTCACCTGCATTAGTTCTTTGTCCGTCAGCTGTGTATCCTAATTTATAATTTCCATCACCAGATAAAGGATTCATTAAGTTAGCAAATGAAGCCGTTCCAGCAGTTGTTGCGGATCCAGCAGATCCAGCAGATCCAGCAGTTGCGGCATTAATATTCCAATTTCCAGAAGCACCAGCGCCAGTTAGACTTGGCACATAAGAATTATAGTTACCTGAATCTAATACAACATGGGAACCACCACGACTCCAACCACCAACTCTTAACTGATTGTCTGTGTCAAGTCCAAAATTAATTGCGTATTGACCAGGTCTATGGAAAGACATTCCAGCCGCACCATTGCCTTGAGCCAATACTTGTGGACCCAAATGGTCGCCATAACCAATGCCTTGTCCTGATAAGGAATATCCTAAAGTACCTCTGGTAGAATTTATACCACCAGCATTAGCAGCATAAGCAACACTCAATGATGCAGTTTGATAAGTACGCATGTAATCGTCGCCGCCGTTTGTACCCCAAACTCTTGGCGGGCTGCTAGCATTATTTTCGTTACCATTATTTGAGTTGATGTAACCTGCCATAATGTATCCATTACCATCGGTTCTTACAATTTTATTTGCTTCATTGTTTCTGCCAGCATGAACCGATAAACTGCCAACTGTACCAGCATTGCCATCAATCGATACACCAGTTAATGTTTGTCCTGCACTTCCGCGATTCAATGCAATCGCAGTCGTACCAACATGAAGTGTAGAACCGCCTAAAATTGCACTACCAATTGTTCCACCTGATAACTTGCCCGCATTTAACGATGATATAAATGATGGATTTGCATAACTTTGTGATGTATATACACCATTCGTAACTGTGCCTGCATTACCCGATATACTCATTGAGTAAGTTGTTCCTGTGCCAACGTTCAATGCATTTTTAACGAAAGCTGTAGTTGGAACTGTACTATCATTGGAAGCGGTGGCAGGTGTTACACCAATAACTTGGCCAGTAAATGTGCCACCACTTTTTGGCATCTTAGCAGATTCTAAACCGTCAATTGCACTTTGAATTGTGCCTGTTGTAAGAGCACCTGTTGCCGGTCCGTATACAATATTGTTTGCATAATACTCGTATGTTGTAAAACCATCAACTTCAATTAAAATAGTATCACCTGTATAAGGTGCTGTAGTCATCACAACTCTAGAAGTTGCGGAGTTTAGTGTGTATTCAGATTCTAATTGACGAACACCATTAATGTATATTCTTACTTGGTTTGCTTGACTAAATGTTGGTGTTGCGAATAGTGTTGTTGTTGAATCACCAGAATAAGACAAACGATTTGATGTTATTCTTGTACCAGGTGTTGCACCTCCACCACTACCACTTGGTGCTGAAGTCCAAAAATAATTACCTGCACCACCGGTTGCAAGAACATAACCAGAAATACCTGCACCACCGGTTGCAGATGTAATCATATTGTTAAATGCTGACGCTAGTGATGTGGAACCTGTACCACCGCTTGATGCAGTCAAAGGACTTGTTAATACCAAACTAGAAAAAGTTGGTGAAGCACTTATTCTCAAATCTTGTGAAGTACTAACTGCAAACGTATTTGCAGAAGTTGCATAAAAAGAAATACCGTTGTTACTAGTTAATGTTATTGAAGCATTGTTTGGTGATATAGAACCAGTTGTGCCGATAAATTCACTTGTTGCCGAATTTGCTTTATTGAAAGCCGCATTTGCTTGATTAAAAGCTGGTACAATTTGTGGTCCAACATTATTTGCCGCAGCAAACGATGCATTAGCATGTGTAAAAGCACTATTTGCAAATACACCACTGATATTCTGTGATGTATAAGATGAATTGGCTCTAACAAAAGCACCATTTGCAAACGAGTCTGCTGTATCAATACGTGCGTTCAAGAAGGTATTTGCAGTTTGAATATTATTATTTAATGTATTTGCTGCTAATGATGAAGCGGCTAAAATTGTACTTGTTGATGTTGTTGAACTACTGAGTTGTTGTTCTGTGATGATTCTATAATAGTCATTTACTGTTGCAACATCTTTAATATCAAAATAATCTCGTGCCTCATTCCAACGAATTTGTGCGTTTGCATAAACAGAATTTGCTAATTGTAATGCATTGTTTGTTCTATAAACACTAAAAAAGGATGTTATACTTGGTGATGAGGCACTTAAAGTAAATTCATTCACGTTATAAATTGTTTTTCCATTAATAACAAAATTGCCGCCGATAGATAAATCTTGGTCAACCTCAACACTATTAAAATATGCTGCAGCATCATTCGCATCAATTATATCTGTAATTCTTATGGTTGGTGTATAAACAAGAGTATTTGCATATATTGTATTTGCTCTTGTTGTATCGGAAGCAAAAGTATTTACTGTACTAGAATATGTATTTGCTATTAAAATATTAGTGTGTGTTGTACCAGTAACAGACATTGTTCTGGTGTTAGCGGTACTATTAGCTTGCAATCTATCTGTGAATGTGGTATTAGATATTGATATATTTGCAGTATTAACTGAAGTATTAGCTTGTAATACATTAGTAAAAGTATTACCAGTAACGGACATTGTTTCAGTATTTGCAACACTATTTGCTTGTAATCTATCTGTAAATGTTGTACCAGTAACAGACATTGTTCTGGTATTTGCTGCACTATTAGCTTGTAATGTGTCGGTGAATGTTGTACCAGTAACAGACATTGTTCTGGTATTTGCTGAAGTATTAGCTTGTAGTGTGTCGGTGAATGTTGTACCAGTAACAGACATTGTTCTAGTGTTAGCAGCACTATTGGCTTGTAAAACATTCGTAAAGGATGTTCCTGTTACCGATAAAGTTTCTGTATTTGCTGAAGTGTTGGCTTGTAATACATTTGTAAAAGTATTACCTGTTACAGATAAAGCTTTCGTATTAACTGTAGCATTAGCCTGCACACTATTTGCATATAGAGTCCATACAATACTTGCGTTAGAAGTATTTGTTGAACTATTTGCTTGTAAAAATTT